ACGGCGTGGCAAAGAAGGCGAGCGGCTGGCGTCTCAGCGTTGCGCCATTCGACTACCTGTGGTTCGGACACTGGCACCAGCCTGCGCGCCTCGTCCTTGCCGACGGCAAGATAACGACGTGGTGCAGTCCATCGCTTGAGTCCAGCAACCGCTTCGCTCAGGAGGTCGTCGGCGCGTCCGGCGAACCAGGGCAGTGGCTGATGTTCTTTGACGGAGACGGAGAAGTCTCAGCGGAGTACCTCGTCAGACTCCGCTAGTGCCATTCCTGTCGGGGCCTCCTGCTCCTACTCCAGACAAATACGGCACCTGCTCCCCTTGCGGGGAGGAGCGTCGGGTCTGGAAGTTTGCCGAGCAGGAGGTCTCCCTGACAGCCGACTTCTCAGCGGTCCTGTCCTATGCTATCTGCGCCTCCTGCATTGAGGTCGTGCTGGAGCTGGTTGAGGACGAGGACGATGACTACGGCGACCTTCGGGACGCCGACCCCCCTGGCTGACCTCCTCCAGCCAGGGGGCTACCCCTCCTGAAACTAGGGGCTTGACAAGCCGTGACGTCACGCCTTACCATCGTGACATCGGGAGGAACCCAGCCAGACGGCAGGGCCGATAAGAGGAGGAAATGATGAACGGACACACAGCTCAGGAACTAATCAACCAAATCGGCAAGGGCAATCTCTTTGCAATCTCCGGTGGCCGCGTCCACCTCAGCAGCGAAGGCGCTGTGGTCTTGAAGGTTGCCAATGGCTATGCAGTTCGGATTGTGCTTGAGGGCAACGACACCTACACGGTGCAGCGTGTCTTCCGCAACAAGGTCAAGGCTGCGGCTTTCAACGTATACGCCGATGAGGTTGGCGAGGTCGCTTACATTGCCAGCTGCTACTTCAACCGAGACTTCGGGATGGCGGTGGCATCGTGAAGACACTCATCTTGGACTCACTCGCAGTCGTATCGTTCATCGCAGCGATGGTGCTGCTCTTGGCACTGGGGTCAATGCGATGAGGCTCAACCGAAAGACGCAGCCACTGGTCTACACGCGAGTGGCAATCCGCACTGAGATTCTTACCGAGCAGAAGAGGCGCGTGGAGTTGATGCGATTCATCTCGCAGCTCTGCTTCGCCTTCGCTGGACTCATCTTCGTAGCGGCGGCAATCGGCTGATGCCAGTCTACGAGTACCGCTGCGGCGACTGCGGACACCGAGAGGAACACACGCACTCGATTCAGAACGTCTACAACCCGCGCTGCGAGAAGTGCGGCCGCTGGATGCGGATGGTCTACTCACCGGCGGCGGTGGTCTACAAGGGCGAGGGCTTCGCCAAGAAGGACAGAGCAAAGAAGGAGGGCAAGTGATGGTCAAGTGGAAGTGCGTTCTGTGCAACGCCAAGTGCGAAACCGAGGTCAAGCCTGGTCTTGGGCAGCGGCTGTGCAAGCCGTGCCTAGTCAGGCACTATCAGACGCTCGTGCAAATCTACAAGCCTGAGGGCGGGATGAGACTCGATGAGGCGAAGCGTCTTCTAGAGCAAGCAAAGAAGGAGGTCAAGGCATGAGCAAGCAGTACGAGTTCGTCAAGGCAGAGCAGCGCAGTCCTGAGTGGTTCGCACTTCGGGCTGACGGCATCACGGCGACCGACGTCTCGGTCATTGCGGGGCTGAATCCCTACAAGACGCCGTACCAACTCTGGGCTGAGAAGTTGGGCAAGTTCACGCCAGACCCAGTAGGACCAGCCGCCGTTCGCGGCATCCTCTTGGAGAACGCAGTGGCAGAGTTCTACGAGATGGAGACTGGCCGCGAGCTGCGCCGCAGCAACGGCATCGTCCGGCTCAAGGAACTTCCCTGGGTGATGGCGTCACTCGACCGCACCATCGTCGGCGAGGAGGGCTTGGTGGAAATCAAGACCAGCACCTCACCGCGCTGGAGTCTGCACCCAGTGCCGCCAGAGGTGGTGGCTCAGGTGCAGTGGCAGATGTTCGTGACGGCCGCGCCGTGGTGCGACATCGCGGTCCTGCTCGGCGGTCTCGTCTTCCGCATCGAGCGGGTTGAGGCTGACGTGAACTATCAGACGCAGCTCTACGCGAAGGCAGTGGAGTTCCGCAACGCACTTGCAACTCAGACGCCGCCAGCCTTGCAGGGCGAGGACAGCGACGCGCTGGCGCAGGTCGTGCCGCAGACCAGCGATGAGTACGCGCAGGCTGACACCTCGCTGGACCGGCTCGCGGGTCTTTACGCCGAGAAGCAGTACGAGTCAAAGTTGCTGGACCAAGAACTCCAGAACCTCGCCATCGGTCTCAAGGAGTCCATCGGCGAGAAGGTCGGCATCGTTGGTCAAGGGTGGTCAGCCACCTGGAAGCAGAACAAGGCGTCGGTCAAGACGGACTGGGAGAAAGTTGCAGAGACTCTGCACGCAGTCGCGCCAGAGACCTACGCCGAAGCGGTCAAGCGCCTCACCGAAGAGAAAGCAGGCGCACGAGTGTTCAGGTTTAGAACAGAGGAGGGGGCGTGATTGAAGCTGCAACCAAGCAGCCGAGGTCGGAGGACTTGATTCGGCACCGCAAATACAACCGCTGCGTGGTCTGCGAAGAGCGACTGGCAGTGCGAAGTGAAGAGGCAGTGGCCACCAAATGGTGGACATGCCAGAAGTGTGAGGAGGGACTATGAGCAAGGACATCGCAGCAGCACTACTCGCTCCATTCGAGGAGAAGGACTTGAAGCATCGCCCAGGGCGTGCCGGCATGACGTTCACCTACGCAGATGCGCGAGCAGTCGCGCAACGCTTGGACGAGGTTCTCGGCATCGAGTGCTGGCAGTTCGAGGTGAAGGTCGCCGACGGCGCACGCAACGTCGTGCATGGTTCGCTGGCAGTGGTCATCGGTGGGAAGACAACCATCCGACAGGACTTCGGCTACCCGAACTCAGCGCAGGACGATGAGCCTCTGAAATCAGCGGCCAGTGATGCGCTCCGCAGGTGCGCCGCGCAGCTAGGAGTGGGCAGGAGCCTCTATTCACCAGAGAAGGGTGTCCCAGTGCCACTTGGCAGGGTTGCGCCTCGCTCCGTGGCTCCTACACCCCTCTCCGTTGATTCTACGCAGGGGTCTGGAGCAGCAACGGATGACGCCATCCTCGCAGCAAAGGCTGCAATGCTCTTTGCCGAGAACGTCGGCGGGGAGACATGCAGCCACGGTGAACTCTGGACGCTCAAGCCAGGTGGCGTGAGCAAGGGGACCAACAAGCCGTACAACCCATTCTGGGCTGCCTCGCATAAGACGCCTGACGGAGGCTGGTGCAAGGACAAGCCGAGCCGCGAGTTCGTCGCAGCTCGTAGCGGCGAAGCACCTAAGCCGAAGATGGTTCCTGAAGACACCCAGAACCTAGAAGACCTGCCGTTCTAAGCGGCAGAGAAGGAGGAGGACAACATGGCGCTATGGATTAAGTGGTCAGCACAAGCGCACAAGGACGCAATCATCAGCAGCCTGAGCGACATCGAGTTTCGTGCGTTCGTCACGATTCTTGAGGTCGCAAAGGAGATGCGGAAGGGAGGTGAGTTCCGCGACCGGCGGCACCTCGCAACCGTCATCGGGCCGCGCCTCTCAAGGTGCGTTCCCCGACTGGTCGCCGAAGGCTTGCTGACGGAGTCTGGAGAGGGTCTCGTCAGTGTCTCGACCTGGTCTCGATGGCAAGTCGACCCCACGTCGGCGATTCGGCAACAGCGCGCTCGTGCGGAAAAACAGCCTGTGTCACGCTTTAGTCACGCTATAGAGAAGAGAGAGAGCAGAGAGAGAGAAGAGAAGACTCTTACTAAGCGCGCAACGATTCTTTCTGTTGGTGAGATTATTGCGAGAGGTGGCAAGGCATGATGAGGAACGGAGCAGCTCCGCACATTGACTTCAAGGACTTGGCTGGGAAGATTACGGAGAACGCAGCGGTGCTGCCAAGCAACGTGGACTTCATTCTTGAGAGGAAGGGATTCTTTCTTCTAGGGGAGTTCAAGCGACCGGAGGAGCAACTCTCACGAGGTCAGGAGATTCTCTTGGAGGCGCTCTCACGTCAGCCGAGGACGAAGGTGTTCATCGCTGAGGGTCACTCGGACGGTGGGACGCTCGTGGTGAACGCCATCACGATGATTCACGGCTCTGAGCGAAGGACTGAGGCGTGCGACGTTGAGGGCTTTGCCAAGCGCGTGAATCAGTGGTACGCAGCAGCAGGGGAGAATCGAGCATGAGGAGCATCGCGCTACTAGGGCCGCAGGGCAGCGGCAAGTCCACTATCGCCGCGCTCTTTGAGGAGCATCGTGGCTACCAGCGGCATGGGATTGCCGACGCTATCAAGCATGTGGCGAACCTCGCCTACCGCAATCTCAGCAAGGATGAGCGGTTCCCAGTCAGCCGCATTGGTGGCGAGGAGATGGTCACCGGCAGAGAGTTGCTCCAAGACATTGGGGCAGCACTCCGCAAGGTGGACACGAAGTTCTGGCTCCGAGTCTGGAGGCAGGACTACTTTGAGATTGAGCGCATGGGATACGGCGTGGTGGTCGAGGACGTGCGCCTAGACGCTGAGGTGGCGTATCTGAAGCTCGTGGAGCCAACCATCTTCGTGGTCAGGCTCACCGCCTCGGCAGAGGTCAGGGCGGCTCGTCGCGGAGGCGAACTGCTCGGAGCCGATGACATCACCGAGCGGGGCTGGACAGATGCCTATGCAGACCTCACACTGGACACCAGCAACCTGTCGCCTGAAGACGCCTACCGCGTCATCACCGACGCAATGGAGGTGGAGTGATGTTCAAGGAGTTGGAGATTCTTGCAGCACAGGCTGGCTACCGATTCGCCGAGGCCGTGAAGGACGGCGAGAAGTGGTGCGTCATCCTTGACGACGAAGACGGCGAAATCTCGTTCACCGGCGCAACCGTCCAGGAGGCTGTTGAGAAGGCGACTGAGAACCTGGTGCGAATCCTGAATCGGTTTGACCGATGAGCGCGTGGGACTCGGTTGGCGTCCTGATTGGCGCGCTGAATCTGATGCTCGCCTTCCTCATCGCGGCTAGTCTGCCAAAGGTGAGCAAGGCTGGAGGCGCCGCAGCCGCTACCATCTACCTGATGGTGGCACTCGCCACTGTGGTCTGGATTGCAAGGAGCGCATTGTGGCAGCAGTAAAAACCCAGCGGGGTGGACCGAGCAAGGCGCCTGTCTTC